TATCGCGTTCCGCCATAACTTTTTCGTGAGCATCTTTAAGGGCCATATGCTCTTTCGTCATATCCTCATGGGCTTTGACGAGGTCTTCATATTTCTTTTTCAGACCTTCTACGCCTTCGGCTGCATTATCTTCTAAAAGATACTCCTCGGCGTCGATCTTAACTTTTTTCTTAGACATTTTTGTCACCTCTTCATTGATTAAGATTGCATCGTTTCCGTCCAGGACTATTTTAGCCTCTGGGCCAGCTCTTGCCTCATCCACTAAGGCCAAATGGTTATAACGGATGTTTGTTTGCCTGAAATCGTATGGCTCTCCATTGTAAACCCCAGGGGAAGGCAAAAGATCGACGGTATACCCCAAAGATAGTTCATTCTTTTTTTTATCTTTGATTTTCTCGACGACGTTCTTGTCCGTAATCACCAGATTTGCTATGATATACGGCATTTCCGCCTCAATTGTTTCGCCAGTGAAACCAATCTGCAAGCGTTTAGCGTTTGCAGCGGTAACAAGGCGTTCGGGCGGATGGCCGTCAACTACAGGAATCATCTTCATGGACTCCATGCTTTCGGGTATAATCACATCATCGGGGTGACGTAATTCCTTTCTTATCGTGCCGTCGGCATTCTTGTAAAGGAAAACACCGCAACGCGTGACAATGCAACGACCCTTGATAAATCCCTCTTCTGTCAAACTCGTCTCGTTTTGAATGATACCTTTGTCGTATCTAGCGAGATTTGTAAGCGTCGTATTTTTTTGCATCTAGGCCCTCACGTTCCTTGTGTCTTTCTTTCAAACCAGGATATTTATTGTAGACTTTTTCTTTAATGGCTTCTGGATTTTTTGCGAAGTGGGCACGGGCAAGAGCGTTGCGCCCTCTAGCCATCGTGTTGATTGGAAATGTTTTGTCTGGCCCCGCGAAGTTTGAACCCTTAACGCCCTTATATTTTCCTGCATTCGATTCGCCTGGTTTTTGGCGAATTTCAGAGATATTTTCAGCCATTTTGCTTATTTCCCTCTTTTAAGCTCAGTATGCTAGTCTTATCCAGCATATTTAAGTTAAATTCAATAAATTATCTAATACTGGTAGAGCTACACAACGGCAATTTACATCGTTACCAGGATGACCCGTCACTTTCGGCGGATCGTCCCAACGGAATTTTTTACCGTCATTTGCTCGGTGTGTTGCCCTGACTCTTTCGTCCCCTGACGTTTGCCAGACATACTCTTCGACACCTAATTCTTGTTGACGCAGCTTTGTAAGGCTACTGTTCAATTTTTTAGTTTGGTCTCTTGCTATCAACTTAGCACGTCGCCTAGTAATTCCAAAAGATTTTTGCAATTCTTTTGTTACGTCACGATAAGTTTTTCCTTCTTGCAGGCCCCTTTCTATTGCACTACTAACTCGTTCAAGCTCTTGATCGGGTATAGATCGGATAAGCTGCGCGTTCTGTGAGGAAAATAAACGAAGTTGATCGGACAACCAGGGTTCACCCATAAAGAGATCAATACCAAAAACGTTTTCAGTAATTTTCTGGAATTGTGCTTTGTTAAAACGGTTGATCTGCTCACCGACGGACTCAGCTTCTAATATTGTTTTGTCTACTTTGGGTTGTATAGCTTTTTTTATATATAGGATCAATGAATTTAGTCTATCAAGATAATCGTCGGCGCGATCGTTTGGCATTTTTCCTTCGACTTCGTAAAGCATCGAGGGAATTTCTGGCATCAGATATTCTTTGATTAGGTCGCTTAAAACCCTGACTAGCGAGTTGAGATCGCGGTGATATTCTCTTTCTATTCCATTAGGATAAAGCCACTTAGGGGGAACTCGTTTACCCTTCGGAGTTTCGAGCTTCCTTTGTCTTATCTTGCTAAGTGTTTGTTGTCGTGTCATTCCATGCCTCACTAAACCCGTCAAAGACTTCGCCGTAAAATTGTCTAATGCTTAAGACCGAATACCACAAAGCGAACAGGGGCGAAAGCAGGGCAAAAGATAATAGGCAAAACCTGCGCAGATGAATATTTTTGATTCTCATTATCATTCATAAGTTCTCGTATAAGTGCCTCTGAGACCTGTTCCCATGTAATCGGGGCCTTGAGTGACTGACGGGCCAGTGAGCTTTTCTTTCTCTTGCTCAAGATCGGCCAAGCCTTCGGGATCATCGGAGGCGTTTTCGCGGGCTTCGATATCAATTTCGGTATTCATCGACCACTTGTTACCACCAAATCGGGAAACGGCAACCTCTGACGGATCAAGCACCCCACGATCAATATAGACCGCGTCGGTCTCCGCAACCAGCTTTCTTGTGATCGCGTCTTGCTCTTCGGTGTTTTGCCAGAGAGGGACAAACTGAATCGACCAGTTATCAGGCTCCTTGCCTTCAAAAGGGCCGTCTTTCGAGATCATGATATACCGAACCAGCTTTTCAAGCACTCCACGAAGCTTTGATTCTTGCTCTTGCTTGATAGCGTCATAAAAATTCCGTACGTCGTTGTCTCCAGTAGCGTTAAGACCTGCTGCACTTCGTCCGAACAGTAGAGATACAGGTATCCTTGTAACTGCTGATAAAGCCAACATGAACCTATCCAAAAGATCAGATAAGCCAGTAACATTAGTAGTGACTTTTTCGTACCGTTCATTTGCGTCTAAAATTGCTGTATTGGTGTTAGACTTGGTTAAATTTAATATGTTCAATCGCTTCATGACAGTATCATCACCGCATTGCGAGGCCATAATCTGCGCTAAATTTGGAATATATAAAACTGAATTTACAAAGTCCTCAAAAATAGTCGCTGTATTTGAAAAAGCTGTGGAGTAATTTCGCAGCTCTTCATAAACCGTCTGCACGAGCGGATCGCCCCAACCCTGGTTAAAGTTCTGCCATCTAGGGGGTAAAATGTTCCAGTCCATGCGCAAGATACGGCTATAATGAACGAAAAAAACTGCGCCAGTTCTGTTATCGTTGACTGTGTACACGTTCGGAAATCCGTAGTTCGGCGAATTAAGATCACTCTCGAAAGTACCGTCCCGACTATAAGCTTGATATCGGTCGAAGACTCGAAGCCATTGAACATCGCGCAAACCTGCCTCATCGACTGGTTGATCGAGGGGCAACCCGTCATCTATCCCCATAATACAAATCCCGCCACCGTAGAGACGCGCCCACTTAATCAAGTCCGTCATCGCGCGGTTGCAGTTCAGCTCCTCAAGCTTGCCGATAATCTTACCCTCTGCATCGCCTTCTAGTTCCCAGCCCTGGCGGATCATCTCTTGAGCAAACAAGTCAATAACAAGCCTTAGCACGCCGTCGGAGCGATACATCATATCCAGCTCTGAACGGTTAAATATGTTCGTTATTGCAAACGTCCCGTTCTGCTTTTTATCCCTTCCGCATATTCCAAGACCTGTTAATACGTTTAACCATCCATCGGCCTTAATCTCACCATCTCCGCGGATGACTCTTTGCGCTTCCTCTTTGATCTTCTTTTCCATGTTGTAGGTATCACGGAAGCGGTTCGGCTCTTCGTTGTATTGCCGTTCTAACTCCGCAGCGTCTAAGTGCATGGCTGGTTTGGCGACTACTGAAGGCTTTCTTCTTTTCATGACTTCCTCATATTCTTGTAAGAGCAAAAAGGTCGTAATTGTCTTCGGTGTGCATTAGGAAGGCCCCACTTAAAGCGTCCACAATGTCATCATGTACGCCGTCGGGAAAGTTCTCAAGTTCCCGAAATAGGTCTTCATTCCACACGCCTTTCAATACCCTAATGTTACCAGCTTCCGCCTGCGCGCTTACTGGGCTAGCTCGATTGATTTTATCTTTTGTCGCCCTGTATGGTTTGACGTTGTAACCTGCCAACATGCGGATAAGTAAATCTGCTTCGGAAACACCCGCTTGACCTGGGTCTTGCTCAATTCCGATCTTGGTCGCATGACCGTCTTGTGAAGCAGTATTTTTAATGGCATTTTGCACATTCAAAGGGCTTTCTTGCAATCTAACAATATCACAAATATAAAAAATACCTTTATCATCTTTGGCTAGTTTTAATCCAACGGTATAATCGGGGTCGTTAATCTCTGTCTTTTTGGTCGCTGCCCGATCCCAATATCTAACAAAAGTTAGATTCCTAGGCAATACAGTAATAACCTCAAAGAAAGCGCGCTGAAAGAATACGCCCGCTGTGGGCCGAATATTCCAGTTTCCTAAAAGAAGCTGTTCCCTCTCGAAACGAGGTAGTGATTGCAAGCTAGCCAGGTATTCGGGGTTTTGCCTTAATAGGATTTGATTGTCATAAATGTTGGACGCAATAAACGAAACAGACCTGGCCGTCAGCTCTGGGAATTTAACCTTGAGTTCCTTCTTAGTGTTTCCCCAGAAAGTCTCGTCGCCACTGACTACAAAGTACCTTACTTTGCCCGATCTTTCGGGTATGGCGTAGCCAGTGAGCGGGTCGATCCACCAGTCAATAAACTTGCGCACCCATGAATCAGGATCGGGGTTTGTCGTCGCCCTAATATATGGCTTCACACCGCATTGAGAGCGGTTTCGTGAAAACATATAGTTGAACTGGCCCCATGAAAAGTGAGTCAATTCGTCAAAGCCGATCAAACAAATCTGCGCGCCCTGCCAGCTAAACTTATCGTTTTCGTGATCCATGTGAGCGAATTTAATCATCGCCCCGCTTGGAAAATGCCACTCAAGCGTTGACTCTTTCGCCTCTCCGTCAAAGTCCCTGTAAAGTTCCGCGGAAGTATCCCAGAGACCGCCAGGGTTTCTAACTTGGTTAGCATTCTTACGAAATATAACGCAGGTAAAACCTTTTCTCTCGTGGTTCCAAAGGGCCTCAAGCAAAAGCGCGTAAGTCTTTCCCCCGCCCGCAGCTCCGCCATAAATCACAATGTCGGCTTTACTGCTTAAGAAATCGTATTGAGGCCCTGGCTGTGGGCGTACTTCGTCCTCATCGCCGTTACTCGTCGTCTCCGTCGCAGTCATCCTCTTCTAATCCTCTGTGACCATTATCAGGCAAAGCAAGTACTCTGCGTCTGTGCGTGACTTCTTGCTTAATCTCTATTTTGGTGTTTGTCCTGTAATTATCTGGATCGCGTTTTTCTAAGAATGCCATGCAAGCGCGCCAATCGTCAGGAAATTGGTTAATCCAGCATTCCTCAGCAAGCGAAATAACCATCCTACAAGCTAAGTCAACGTCGTTTGCAAAGCGTGCATATTCGTCGTCAACGCCGTCCTTAATAGAATTTAAGCCTTGATTGTACCAAGCAAAGAAAGTCGATTTGTGAATACCCGCACGACTAGACGCGCTGTCCTTAGTCGATCCTTTACGCAGGGCATCCAAGATTATTGGAGCAGCTTCTTGTATCTGGCTCTTGCGTCCCTTCGGAGTTTCCTTCGGGTTCTGTTCCGAGTAGTTCTGCTTGTACTGCTTGTCCTTCTGCTTCCTGACCGCTGGTTTCTTCTCCTTTTTCGCTTTGGTCGGTGATTGCGTTACCATCTTGTTGCTCCTTTTTGGCAAGATACTGCTTTGCCTTCTCAAGGTTATAATCTTTCACGACTCTAACCATGTCTGACGTTAGTTTATCGAACGTTTGAGGAGTCATTTTGACTTGAAAAATGGACTTCCCTTCAACGACAAAAGCTAAGATAAATAGCTCGTTTTCCTCGTCAAAACAAAGTGTCATTCCGAGATCATCGGTTGAATTGCATTCAGTCATTTAGTCCTCAATTAGTTTGATTGTTACGGTTACTTTACTGCTCAACGGGTCTCCGCTGAAATTCTTTTGCGCCTTAGATATCAATTCGTCAATCTTTTCGTCTGTGTAGCACGCTGTGATATCTTCATAAACCTTAGTCTTTTGTGTCAAAGACTTTACGCTATCTTTTATTTTAACGCTTACCTCGCAGGCCATAGTATACCCCTAGTTTAGATGTTCTTGCCTTCTTTAAGAAGTTTTTTAATATAAGGATCGGAACTAACGTCTTTGATCCATTGCTTTAACTGTTCTGGCTCTCCGTTTCCATGCACGGGCTGCCCGACTTGATACAACTCTTTTTCGTCTCTGAACAGTCTCACAGGGCATAACATGCCGTATTTATCTTTCTTGTAACACCTGGTCGCGTTAGCCATTATCTTGCAAAGGTCGTTTCCTTCAAGTCTGACGTATGTGTGATTATCATTCATCCACCAAAAAGAGACGCGGTTAGGTTCTTTCTGCCAGTCGCTTTCATCCATGTTGTCACCTTTTCACTATTATAATTTCAACGGGATAAAGCTCGTGGACAATCTTTCGCTTTGCAATGCTTAACGCGGTATCCTTGCCTTTCGTGTCTACATACTCCACTCGTCCGTCAGGGTAGAAGATTTGGAAGTCGCAGACATATTTCACGTTGCCAGGCAGAAAGAACGGAACTTGAGTCAGGAAGTAGCTAATATCCCCCGCCTTTTGTCTTAGCTTGAGTTTGTCGTAATAATGAGCTTCGAGCTTAGAAGGGAATTTTTTACCGTCGCGCTCTGTCTTGACGGCCTTAAATTTGTTCTTTTTCTTCTTTTTGCCCACTTTGGCGAAATATTCATCGACTGTGATCGTCATTA